GTATTGGTCGGGGGTTTTCCAGTCGGTGTCCGTTCGGATATCGAAACTGGTATTGGGATGCACGAACGCGAAATACGAGCCCCCGAACTCATCAAGGAATTTGGGCACCTTAGCGTTTTCCAGGGTTTTCACGGCCAACAAGGTCTCGGTCATCGAGAATTTGTTGGACGCGGCCACGCTGGCTCGGTTTGCCACGGCGCCGGCATACTGCACGTTGGAACCTGCCGCGAGCACGTCACGGTCTACGACGTCTAGGGTTGCAGCCGCCTGTTCGCCCAGGACGGCCATTGTTACTTCGATGAACGGGTCAATCGAAGTCATATCCAGGATGTCGGAGTAGGTGATGAAATCGCCGTATTGGTTGGGGGTCGCTACGATTGTGCTCGTGCTGTGGTTGTTGCCCGCGGGGGTCGTGCCTTCGGTTAAAGGCGTGATGGCCGCCGGCAAAGCGTTGAATTTGCGCCATTCAATGCTTTTGCCTTTGTTCCGTGGCAAGGTGACTACGCGGCCTTTGTCGGCAAAAGCTCCGTGAATATAGTTGTCTTGCAAGCGTTCGAGCAAGAGCAAATCGTAGTAGGTTTTCGCTTCGTCGGTTAGTGTAAGGGTTGTTTCTACGCCCATTTAGGCCTCCTATAGCTTGATTCGGCCCGAAACAACACCCGCGCGCCACTCAGCTCTCTCTTCCCGCGTCATTTGACGCAGACGTTCAGAGGTATACTGTTTGCCGCTGGCCGGGTTGCCTCCGGGAGGATTGCCGCCAGTGTTTCCGACTGGGCTGGCTGGTTGGCCGAATAGGAACGTTGTTGCAACCCTTTGATTGCAGCCTCAATGCCAGTAACTTTGCCGTTTTCGTCGATGTCGATTCCGGACAAGTCTGCCAGCTTGAAAGCTGCCTCTGGGTCGATTACCCCAGCCTTGATGGCTGCGGCCTCGAATCGGTGCTGGAGAGTCTGGGTCTTAAGGCGTTCCTGCAAGCCTTTCAGCTCGCTGGAGTGCTTTTCGGCCTCGGCTTTCCACCGTTCGGCTTCCGTCATTTCTGACTGTCTGCGCTTTTCGTCCGCCTCGCGATACGAAGCGGCTTCTTTTTCGGCTTTCCGAAGCTTGCGCATAAGCGCTTGGACCTGGTCGGGTTGTCCTTTGGGGGCTTGCGACTCTTGGTCTCCTGCCGGCTGCGGGTCGGCAGCTCCGCCATCGAGGGCGGGCGTGTCGGTTTCCATCGGTTATCCTCTCAGGCGCAAGGCCCGGTGCTACCCACCAAAGGGCTGGGGTCAACCCAGCACCCAGTGGGCTCTCGGAGGCTAATCATAGTCTCCGGAACTTTCGCCGCCATCTGCGGGTTCATTGGGCTCGTTCGGGTCGGGCCCACCAGGCGGCTCGGCCTGGTCGACGTCAGCTTGGCCGCCGGTCAGCTGGGCGGCATCCATTGCATCGTCGTCTTGCTCGAGGTCAATCCGCTCGAGTTCGGCCCGCGCTTCTTCGTCGCCCACTTGGCGAGTATAGCGAATGGCCGAATATCTGCTCATTATTTTCGCGCCGACGGCTGCCACTGCCACGTTCGTGAGCTCAAGGTCATCTTTAGGAAGCCCATTGCGCCAGATGACTTCGCAATATCCATCAGGCTTCGGTTGGCCAAGCCAGGCCGCCTCGAGTTGCATAGCCGTGTAGAGCAGCGCCTTGATGACCGGCTCTCGGTAAGATTGCTTGCGCCGGACTCGGGTCAGCATATCGGCGAAGAGCATTGCCATCGCACGGCCTGAGTCGATGTGGCCCACGTTGTCGTCCGGGAAAAGTGCCTTGCTGATGTGGGCGAATTTGAAGATTTTTTTCTCGATTGATTCGAGCTCTCCGAACGCGCTTTGGAGCTGAGCGTCCCAGGTGAGGTAGCGCGGCGTGCCAGCCACGGTATCCTCGGGGGTAGCCTCGATGACCTGCAGCTCGCTGGAGCGAATGCGGCCGAATCTGTCGACTGTTCCCGGGCTGGTAACCAGCTTCGGGTCGCTGTGTTTGTCCAGGATATCGCTGATGGTCGTGACGCGATTGTTCGCTTCGTCGAAAAGGTCAATCAGGCTTTTGGTGTAGTCGCTTTCGCCCCAGTAGACGCTGCCGTGGCGCTCGTTCGGCACGTGGAAGAGGAGCGGCACGTTCACTCGAGTCAGCTCTTCGTCCGGCGGCGCCTGGTCGCCATAAAGGACGCTGAGCGGGACACGCGCAGAAACTTTGGTAAGCCCCTTGATTTCATAGAGCTCGTTTTGAATTTTGCCTGGCAGATGGCGCTCTACGCGCAGGTATCTTTTGGTGTATTCGCCGTCTCCGACCGTGCGTTCCCAAGCCAAAGCCTGGGACAGCACCCGACGGCCGTTGTCGGGGTCAATTTCGACGAAATAGCTGTAAGCCGGAACTTCTTCGATGAGGACTTCCAGCGGTCCGCCGGCGTTGCGACGTTCAAGACACAGCTTGTAGACCGCATCGCCGCGAAAAGAAGCGGACAGTTCCGATTCGTAGAGCAAAATCGGAAGATTATTGGTCAGCACCAGGTTGTCGATGCGGCTTTGTTGGCTCGGCAGAGAAAAGATGGGTGCAGCTCCATACAGTAGGTCCGCAAATGTGACGCTGATGAGCTTCGGATAGTCCAGGCCGATATAGTTCTTGCTTTTCAGGTGCGGAGGGACCTTGGCCGACCGTTCTTTGAACGCTGCGGCGTGGTTTGACTCAAAAAGCTGCTGTGTCAGCTGGTAGTTCTGGAGCCTTACAGTGTCCGCGTCTGGAGGCCACCACGTTCGTTGGAAGTCTATCAATTATGCACGGCCCAGACTGGGAATAGTGCGTGCGCGGCCCAAATTTTGGCGTCCAGGCGATTCGGCGATTTTTTTGTGAGTCCGGGGACCCAAGTTGTTTGCTCGGTTTCGAGGCCCGGCAGAGCTCCCAGCATCTTGAATCTCCCTTCTTCCCAGAGTGCCACGATGGGCTCAGCGCGTAACTTTTTGCCCTTGGTGGCCGTCACTTCGATAATTCTCGGTCGCGGTTCGCCTTCGCGAATCACGCTGCGGACCGTATGTGCGACCATTTGGCCGCCGCGATTGGTTTCCACCACGATTGCGTCGGCGTCGAGCCTCAGCCATAGCTCGTAAGCTCTCCGCGCCCAAACTTGAGGCGTGCCTTTGCAGCTGGCGTCATCGAGGACGTAGCCGACTTCATTCCAGTCTTTTCCACAGGCTACGATGCCGGTCTCGTCATTGTCTGGGCCATCCATTGTCGCCGGGTCGACGGCGACGACAATCCGAGACAGTTCGGGCAGTTTGTAGACCCGATTTTTCTCGATAAGAGCCAGCGACCAGAGCGCGCCTTCGACGTTTTGCAGGATGTCGGCGAAAACTTCTTGCCGAGCCAACGCGCCTTTCGCGCGGAGCAAAAGCTGGCGAAAAAACGTTTTGGAGAGGTTCCAGAAGTTGTCCCAGCTGGAACCTTTGGTTAGTATCGTGGCTTTTTTCGGGTCGTCGGCGTCGGCTACGAGCTCCAGGACCAGAGGTATCGGCCTTGGCGTCGTGGTCACGCAGACCTGCGGATTCTTGCCCTTCCGCATACAATACATCAGCATATCCCAGGCCTGCTGAACGTATCGCCAGGCCGCCAGCTCGTCGCACCAGGCCCAGTCGAGGTTTGGACCACGGAGCCTGTTTGGCTGGTCGGCCGTGTAGCAAATCGCCTGGCTCCCGTTGGGCCAGCGGAGGAGGCGTTTGCTCGGCTCGTATGTCGGCAGAAAGTCTGGAGGCGAACTGGCTATGATGCCACTGTCGCCGAGAATCATTGTGTCGCGCACGTCCGAGGCCGTCGCGCCAATGAGAGCGCCGCGCGACTTCGGATTTTGCCGGGCTTTCTGGATGACGAAGGCCGCGCCTGTGCGAGTTTTTCCCCATCCGCGCCCCGCCAGAATGAGCCAGACGAAGAAGGTGACGATGGGTATTTGCTGTGCAGGCCGCGCCCAGAAGGCCCAGTTGCATTTTAGTGCAGCTTTTTTCCTGGTGTTCAGGCCGGCCCAGAATTTTCTCCACTTGTCGCCCAGAGCCGCCGCCTTGGTGGCTCTGCTCTGCCTGGCCCACAACTCGTCGGCTGTGAGGCCCGTTGCCTGTGCCGCCTGCTCCAGCTTTGCCCGGACTTTTTCGGGCAGGTCAGTCTTCGTCAGGTTCTTCGACTCGTTCCAGTAGTGCGTCCATCTCGCGCTCTACGTCCTCTGCCGCGTCGTCCAGACTCCGGTCGGTCTCCTCAGGTGGGGGCGGGAACAGCTTTAGGTATGTCCGGATTATCTGCTCCTGGGGTGCCAGCTTAATGGAGGAGCCGCTGCCCTGCTCGGGCGTGTCCCAGGTCCTGGCCGAGACTATCAGTGCTCGGACTGCTTCGGGCATGTCGCTCTTGTTGCGTGGGCTGAAGTCATCATTGTAGGCGTCGCCTGGGTCACAGGTGGCCATAGCAAAGAGCTTTTCTCGGAGTATCTCGCGAGCGATTTGTGTTTCCTCGGCCTCGCGCCGGTAAAAGCTCGCCAAGTATTCCTTGACGTGCTCTCGTTGCAGGAACCGCCAGGCCGCCCTATGAGCCGATGCCTTGCTACAGCCCGCAGTCAGAGCCGCTTGCCGCTTGTTCTGGCCGAGCAACAACGCATCGCAGAAGATGCTCTCTTGCCGCGTCAGTGGCTTTGGGGGCTTCTGGTCTGCGTCTTCCTTGCTCATTGTCCTCACCGTCCGGCCTAAGCCGCGCAGCCTTGCGGCCGGAATTCTAGATG